AAAGTTCTTGTAACCCTGCCTTATATTCTGGTATTATCTTCATTGCCGATTCATTAAGCATTGTGGAAACTTGAGCTAACTCTTTCTGAAAACCAATAGCACTTTTGACCGTCAATCCAAAGGCAGCAGTGATCGCTGCTCCTGCTATAGCCATACTTGTACCAATTGTTTTAAATTGAGCGCTCATTCCAGCTGTTGCATTTCCTACTTGACCCTTAGCAGCTGCTATACCTGCGATTAATTTAGTTGCATCTGCTTTAATTTCTACAAAGGCTTCACCTAATAAAATTTTAGCTCACCCCTTTACAAAAGATAATTTAAATATTATAATTCGATAAATAGGAGGTATATTATTATGAAAAATTATAAATTCTTTCTATTAATTGTATTTTTATTATGTTTTATTTTTATATTTTTAGGCTGTAATTCTGAAAAATATGATAAACAAAATCCACCAAAATCAACTACAAAAGCTAATATAGAGATTATTGACTGGACTAATCGATTAAGTGATCCCCCTCTATATTATTATGTTGAAGGTATTCTAAAGAATACAAGTAATAAAACAGCCGATTATGTAAAAGTGACAACTAAAGCATTAGATGAAAACGATAAACTTGTTTCAATTAATTATGGCTATGCTGATCCATATACGATATTTCCCAATCAAGAAGTAACATTCCAAGTTATGGTGGAAAATAAACCAGAAATAAAAAAATTTGCAATTACTATAAATTGGGAATAATTTTTATCTATCAATAATATCTTGGTACTTTTAAACCTAACTTTTCTGCTTGTTTTATTAATTCACGGTTGTCATCTATTTTATTGGTCATTTGTTGTACTTGTTCTTTACTTTCTTTTGCCTTACTCATAAATATTTTTTCAATATTCGGAATTTCATATAGGTAACTGTAAAACTGATATAGACTTAATTCACCTATCTCTTTTGGCCCTAATGCTGCATAATATCTTGATAACAAAGCAAAAGCAGTAGCCCAACTTATTTCTTCGCCACTACTGCCTTCGCTGTAGGGTTTTTTGGTGTCTTGATCATCTGTGTTATTATTGCCGTAATTTCTACAATGTCTCCTTCTTCAAATATTTTTTCTGTATCTTCTAATGTTATATCTGGCTGTTTACGCACCAAAGAGAGCCACAAGATATATTTTAAATTATCGAAATCATCTAATTCTTTCGTTTCATCAACTACCATTCCAGTAATTCTTAATATCAATTCTATTCTTTCATTAACATTCGGAACATTTTTCTGAATTAATTGAATGCGCCTTCCTTTAATGTATTCTTTTAAGGCCGATAAATCCCTCATACCAATTGGACTTAATTCATATTCCTTATTACCAAAAGTAAATTTCTTACTACTTGCCGTCATATCTTCAAGCCTATCTTTTTCTTTTTCTTTATCTGACATATTAACTACCTCCTTTCATTTAACCTGTAGTATTCCATGTCCAATCTCTGGTTTGTGGAGTTAAAGTACCCACTCCCTGAAAACTAATACCTTGAGTTATTAAAGCATCTACTGGTGTCCCTATATCTATTCCCGTTACAATAGTATTACCTTCATAATAATGAGAAGCATCGGTTGCCCCTGGAGAAGCTACATAATTCATAAAAAATCTTGCTTTAACGTTTTCCCCTGTCCAATCATTTACAGCATTCCCCGTTGACAGGAAATATTTATCTGCTTTTGCAGTCCAATCTTTTATACTTGCAATATAAGACCTGCCCCCCGATGAAGTATCGAAATTAGTTTTATCCAATAAATCTACCTTATAGTTAATTGCCCAATTGTAGAATCCTAATTCCTGATAACCGGGTTCTGCCTCTAAAAATGTTATTACACCCGTATCAGTATCACCCGGTCCAGTAGAAGAAGTTACATCCTCAACTACCGTCATAACTCCAGTGGATACTGTACTAATAGTAAATATTCGGTTATTTTCAGTTGTGCCTGCTCCTGATAAGGTAAATAACATATTGTTTTTATAACCTATTGCCACAAAGTCGATAATACCCGTAGATGAAACACCACCCTCAGTAGAGGATGTTATTGTTTTTCCAGAACTAAAAACAATACTATTTGCAACTGCAGTACCAGTTAATCCTTCATTCCAGTAAACTGCCCCATTTACACCGCTTATTACTGCCATATTAAATCACCTCTTTATGTAGTAGCTAAAGTACCTGTTCCTTGAAAAGTATAAGATTGAGTAATTAATCCACCTACTCCTACTGGTCCGATATCCATTCCAATAATAATTACATCTCCGGTAAATATACCCGTTCCTGTTGAAGTTGATGTTTGTAAGAGTATTGTTCCAGTGCTACCCGGTACTGCGGTATTCCCCCCTGATGAAGGATAAAATCCTTCATAAGAACCACTCCAGCCTGTAAAACCTGAAACATATTCTCTATATCCACTAGGAGAATCGAAGTTAGTACTGTCATACAAATCTGCCTTGAGATTTAAAGTCCAACCTTTAATATAAGTATCGCCACAAGAATAAGTTACTTTTCCGTCTACTCCGCTAATTACTGACATTTAAAATCACCTCTTTCTTTTATTTTATATTTCTGTGCCATCTGGAACTATCACATAGTTCCGTAAAGCCATTGCATTTCTATCCTTTTCAGGGACTTGAGATATCAATCCTGCTTGTGGTACTTTTGGACGGTAATTGGGAAACATTCCTTCTTGTTTAGTCTTTAATACATAAGATTCTAAAGTATTCATAAATTTTATCCCTCTTCCTATCGCTACTCCAACCCAAAATTCCACTGACCCCTTTTCATTTCCAAAAGTTTCTCCTCCTGCATCCGGTCGCATATCTACTCCAAAGAATTCTATACATTTTGGTTTTTGCAAAATTGCCGTTGCTATCATCCAAGCAATTACATTCAAGAAAAATCCTACATTGAATTCTTCTAAAATTTCCATTATCGGTATAAGAGCATTTTTCTTAAGTTGTCGGCATGGAGCATTGGTATAAACCGGGATATCTAAATTATTAAGATTCTCAAATAAATTAGTATCATCTTCTAAAAAGTGTGCCCTTATATCATGCCCAAAAAATAGTCTATCCGCACAATGGTCTCGGTAGATTACATTAGATCCCCAAATTTCACAATTGGATGGCACTTTATCCGGACATTGATACCAGCTTGGCCCCTGTGCCAGAATAATTATTTTGTCTAAATCCTTTATAAACTCTATTCCTTTACCCATTTAAACCTCCTTTTTAATATAATGTCTGCCATTTTTACAATTGGAATAATTGGTATCTTCTAAAATGGTATCTGTTCCTTTTACTTTTTTAGGCTTATTATTTACAAGGTTTATTTCACATTTTTTCCCTTCATATTCAACTTTTGAAACATAACGATGTATTATAATTTCTGGAAGTTTTCCCGCCCTAAGATAGATATCAATTCCAAAAGCATTTTTAATTTCTTCACTGATATCTTTTCCATCTTCATAAATTTTTATATCAGAAGATTCCATTCCAGTAACAATTTTTATTGGTTTTATCATATTCATAACCTCCTTATAATTTATGTTGTACTTTAAAGATTTTATATCTTAAAGCACTTTTCCCTGTTTTATTACCCCAGCTAAAGTCTGGTTCTAATCGAAAAGCAAGACCATCTGATTTTTCTAACATGCCATAATAATTACTTCTTCCCCTTCTTTTCATCAGGGTTGACCCTTCCGAAATTGCAAAATTAATATCCCTGCCTTTTGCCATACCAATCCAGAACTCAACACAGGCCTTTTCGTTATACATGTATTCATTATTCGTTCCGTAGGACATATCTATCCCAAATAGATTTATATTTTTGGGTTTCTGTATGATCGCCAGAGCCAGCATGTACGAAGCATTGTTGATTAGATAAGATGTTCCGAATTCCTTTAAAATTTCTTCAATGGGATACTGCACGTTATTTTTCAAGATATCGTATTTACCTAAAGTATAGATAGGAAAATCCTTCTGATTAAGTTCTATAATTAAATCTTTTTCCCGTAAATATTGCACCATATAAATATCGTGCATAATGAATAATCTATCCACTTCTCTTGCTTTATAGACATTGTTACAGCCCCAGACTTCCGAATTTTCTATTTTGGTTGTCGGAGCATAACCTAAGGATTGCCCCCGCCCCAAGATGTAGATATCTTCTAATCCTTTTACAAAATCCTTCACTTCTTTATTTTCTGTTTTAACCTCCTTATCATTTATGATTATTTCCTCTTTTTTTACCTCCTTTTTATTTTCTAACTCAGTTATTCTCTTTTCTAACTCTTCTAACTTTTCCATATTACCTCCTTAATTTTTTTGAAATACCAATCTATACTGAATCATATAGTTCCAAACACCGCTTTCTTTTAATAGATAGCTTAATTCCCTTTGCATATAAATCGAAGTATATCCCGTAGAAAAGGGAATAGTCTTCCAATCATATAAATCCGTTAGTGCGGTAAAAGCCGTATTGATATCTTTAGCACTATTATCATCATCAAATAAGTTAAATTGTATGATCGCATTTTCTATTGTTTCATTAAAAGTATATTCAGGTACATCGCTAATAAGGTGATATACCCCATAGGGGTATGTGCTTCCTTGTGGTGCTTCAATGGGGTGTAACCTGCCCCCAAGAATAACAGATAAAGAACTTTCTCCCGTACTACCTACTCCTGTACTACCAGTAAATTGCTTATATAATCCTTCGAATAATACTTGCATATTTCTCCTTTAAATCGTTATATTCAAATCTTCATCCATGATATAATCTGCTGTTGAATCACATTCTATTTTTTCGGCATCCTCAACCCAATAATCTGGTAATTCATATATCATATACATCTTATCCCCCCTTTTATTTAATAAGACCTTTAAACAACCCTAATATCTTACTTCTATTTTTTTCTAACGCTGGACGTAAATAAGGTTTAGGACTTTGATTATAAATACGTCCCAGTGCATCTGCTCCCACAAAACCCATTTCAACACGCCTTGCATATTCAACATTCGTGCCTACTACACCAGTCAATTCTTTGTCAGGCTGTCCAACACCGTCATCAGCTTTCGCTATTCCGCTTGTTTTTCCCCTTGCCATTCCGCTACCATACCAGTTACTTGATATAGAACCCCTTAATCTTGTGGTTACTATTGGACATAATATCTTGGCATCGCCTTCTACCAGAAAACAGCCCTTAGATATTGCCTGTGTGGCTACATCTAATACCATTTTTTTTAATTCCTTATCATGCCATTTTATGCTTACTGCCATTAGACTTCTTCCTTCAAATTTATTTTTAAGGCTCGACTTTGGTTTGCTCCAATGTTGTTACAATAATTAATCTTAAATATTCTCGTGCCAAGAGAAAATCTATCTAATTCGGTAATTGTTTCTCCATGCAAAAAATCTATATAAAAATTCTGTGTAGCAATCACCGTAAGTTTGTCAGCCGATAATCTTTCATTTCCTGAAATATTGCACAGAACCCCTTTTATATCCATCACATCAGTCCAATCTTCCGTATACCCGCCCATCAAATCATCATCTAAAGTTTTTCTTTCTAAAGTTAAGGTGGTTTTATGACCTCTCATATCAAAATTCTCCTATATTTATTAAGAATAAGTTTTATATCATTAGGTAAGTCTCCATTAATACTTGCATTTTCAAAAGTAGTGCTAATGTCTCCTAATGAATATGCTTTAATTCCAAAGGTATCCTCATCTTTTCTATTCCAGATATACTTAACAAACATCTCAACAGCCAATTCCAAATCTGCTGGAGTAGTTGCATACCCCGCCGTATATTCCACATAAACATTGTTATGCCCTTCATCCCAACCCGAACGTCGGTATATTTCTCCTCGATTAGGATAAACCTCAAAATCATCCAGTGCCTCTTCTGGGATATCAAGGTAAACCCAATTATCCTTAATGGCACTTCTACCAAACATCTGTACTAATTCGCTTGAATTGTAATTACTATATTCAGAATTATTTAATACCGCATACCAGCCATTACCTGTAATTGCACTTACCAAAGTACTCATACCTGTAGAGGTTGCAAAAGTTAATGCTGAAGATGTCGAAGATGTTCCATCTTTAGTTAAAATTATTCCTGTTGCAGTTAC